TTCTAAATCATCTCCTGTTCAAATCGGAACTAATACGGACTGGTTATATGGTTTTGCCGGCACTTCATTTACAATTGCAATTAAAACAAATCAAACACTTTGGTCATGGGGACTTGGAACATCTGGTCAACTTGGAGACGGTACCGTTGTTTCTAAATCATCTCCTGTTCAAATCGGAACAGATACGGATTGGATATTTGCTACTCCAAGACCAAACGGTACTGCGTTTGCTATAAAAACAAATGGAACACTTTGGGCATGGGGTACAAACGCTGCACCATCTGGCCAATATGCAAATTATAATGATGTATCAAGATCTTCTCCTATTCAGATACTTTCAGATAAGACATGGAAATCAATAACAACTCCAGTGGCCCACACAACAACGGGACAACACATCATGGCAATAGATTCTTCTAATAATTTATATACGTGGGGATCAACAAATGGCGGAGGACAACTTGGTCAAAATAATGTTTTTAACTATATCTCTAACAGTTTTACTCCAATACAAATTATGTCTGGTTCTTATTTTACATCATTTAATTCTGTAAATGGTGCATATGGGACAACTGTTACTACTGCCCATGCCGCTGGCTTTGCAGTAAAATCTGATGGAACTTTATGGGCATGGGGAAGAAATGCACAGGGTCAATTGGGCGATGGAACAACAACAACTAGAAGTTCTCCTGTTCAAATAGGAACTGATACAAACTGGTCAAAAGTGTTTTCGGCAAATTCTTTTACTATGGCTATCAAAACAACAGGAACTCTATGGGCTTGGGGGATTAATGATTTTGGTCAACTCGGTCGAAATGACATAGTAAATAGAAGTTCTCCTGTTCAAATAGGAACTGATACAAATTGGTCGGATGTTGTTAGTTCTTGGCGGACAGTATATGCTTTAAAAACAAATAAAACACTTTGGGCGTGGGGAAATAACGTGTATGGTCAAATTGGAGATGGTACACTTGTAAATAAATCATCTCTGTTCAAATCGGCTCTGATATTGATTGGGAGTCAATCGGTTGTACGGTTAATGCTGCGATTGGTATAAAAACTACATAAAAATATGTAATATATTTTGTATATTGTATATTATTGAAAATAAAATAAGGTTTCGTAAAAAAATGAAAAGAAGAGTAGACAAAATAGAACCGGGTCAAATGCACCCACTTGATATTGCACTTCAAGCTTCCATCAATGGACATCCTGAAATTAGTGAAGATATTTTACGAGCTCAACCACAAGATGACCTTCGGGTTCTTTTCAATCTTGGTTGGCACGAAATGAGACATGGTAACCTCAAAAAGGCGATGGAACACTTCAACTACGGTCGGTATATTGATGTATTTGGTTTACCACCGATTCAAGGTAAAATTTGGAAAGACGAACCATTGGAAGGAAAGACACTTTTATTCAGATGTGAAGGCGGTTATGGCGACCAAATTCTAAACTTCAGATTTGCAGAAAGATTCAAAGAGATGGGTGCAAAAGTTTTGATTTCTTGTGCCCCTGAATTAAAAGAAGTATTTGCACGTCATGGATATATTTGTATTGATAATGAAATTGTTTCTGGTGCTCATTATGACTATTGGGTTCCTGCAATGTCTGCCGCTTACATTCTGAATATGGAATATGAAGATCTTGATGGTTCACCATTCTTGACACCACTTGAACCTCGTAAATTATTCTCAAAGAAAGGCTCACTAAAAGTTGGTGTTCGTTGGTCGGGCAGTCCTGACTTTGAAGATGAACAACATCGTAGATTTGACCCAAATCTTATGATTGACCTCCACGATATTCCAAATACAACATTCTATTCACTCCAACGTGATGAAAACTTGGTTGATGGTCTACCGTTTGGTGATATGAGAGAACAAATGAAATCATGGGAAGATACTGCAAATATTATAGCAGGATGTGATCTCATCATTAGTTCATGTACCTCTATTGCCCATATGGCGGCATCTATGGGTAAACCAACTTGGGTTCTAACTCCGATTATGCCTTACTATACATGGGCAGTTCCTGGTGATGGTTCACGGTGGTATGATTCAGTAAATTTATATCGTCAAGTAAAATATGGTGAATGGGACGTTCCATTCCAAAAGATTAGAGAAGACCTCACTAAAATGGCGGAAGAATGGAAAACAAAAGAATAATTCTTGATGTAGTCATCAGAACTCACGATAAAAGAGAAATACACGTATCAAAAGAACCGAGATATTGTAATACAGATAAAACAACTCTTATTCTAAAATCAATTCGTTCTCTTGTAGATAGTTGTAATAATACCGACTACGATATAACGTATTGGTGGTACGATGACCATTCGTCTCCACAAACAATAGATGAAATCCATAACATATTCAAAACCGCAATTCATCAATACAACTACATACCGTTGGAAGAAGAAGGATGGAACGCAAGTGGATTGGCTCAATTTGAACGTGGTAGAGATTCTAATGCAGATTTGATCTACTTTGTAGAAGATGATTATCTCCACTATCCAACTGCCATAGATGAAATGGTTGATGCCTATTACACGTTCAAAGAAAATTTAGGCAAAGAAATTGCAATTCACCCTTTTGATGACCCTGATAATTATCTTCCAAAATGGATAGAACCTTGCCGTATTGTCTATGGTAAAGGAAGAAGGTGGAGAACAAATTATTACTCAACATTTACATTCATGTGCAATCCTCAACTTGTAAAACGATATTGGAGTTTATTTTATACAATGGCAACTGAGTATGGTACTCTTTGGGGTGAGATAAATAATGTTCACGAAGGAACAATGGTAAATAAAATATGGAGAGAAGATGTTACACTCTTTACACCAATTCCGTCGGTAGCACTACACGTACAATATGAAGCACAAAAAGATCCATACTTGGATTGGAAAGAACTTTGGGAAAGTATAAAAATATGAGTAAAGAATTTCAATACACATCAGATTGGTTTACAAAAAGTATATCTGAACTTCTTTGTTTTACAAAAACATCAATGGTTGACATAAAGTCACCAAAGGTTTTGGAAATTGGTGCTTATGAGGGGTTATCCTCTCGGTGGTTCATAGAAAATATCTTGAAGGGAGATGACTCTGTATTACATTGTGTTGATACATGGGAAGGTAGTGTAGAACACAAACATGGAGATTTTGATTTAGATAACCTTTACAATAGATTCCTCCACAATATGTCCGAACACATAGAGTCGGGTAAATGTATTTATCATCGTGGTATGTCAAAAGATATTTTACCAAAACTAATAAATGAAGGACATCAGTTTGACCTCATATTTGTAGATGGAAGTCATGTATCATGTGATGTTATGATTGATGCGATGTTATCATATCTACTTCTAAACCCCGGTGGTATTCTTGTCTTTGATGATTATGTGTGGGGATTAAATGATATGCCATATTGTAACATACCACACTCTGTTGTTGAGTTTCTAAAACAATCGTTTGTTCCAACCGGTAAACTAAAATTGATTTATGCTCAAGTAATGGCAACATTTCAAAAGATAGAATAAATAAATCTACATATTTATATCTATAACAAATATCATTAGATGGATTTATAGATTATGAGATACGTTAATATAAAAGACAATCAGATTGTAGATGGCCCAAGAACTCTTCCTATTAATTGGGAAAATATTTCAAATTTCTATGTATTAGATGACCAAACATTAAAATCTTATGGATGGTTGCCATATAGATTTGAATCTATACCATTATTAGACGGTGAAACTTACAATGGGACAACCATTAGTATTGGTGAAAATGAGGTAGTTGAATATCAACAAAAAAGACAAAAAACCGAACAAGAAATTTCCGATGAAATCTCAAGTATGTGGGAGAATGTCCGTTCACGTAGAAATATAGAACTACAAGAATCTGATTGGACACAACTCATAGATGTTCCATTGTCTACTGAAAAAAAACAAGAATGGGAATCTTACCGTAAAGATTTAAGGGATATAACACTACAATTAAATCCATTTGGTATAATTTGGCCAACTAAACCGTAAAAATATGAATAGACTTATAGAACAAATAATCAAAGAGCTAAAACTCCAAATCTTCAACGAAG